TCTCTTTTCTTACAGCTTCAGGAGTAACTAAGGTTGCTAACTCTGCATTGATCTCATCCATCTCCGCATCACTAAGTTCGTCACCTTCTTCTTCAATAATCGAATCGATCTCGTCCTCTACTTCTTCAACCGCACTACGAGTAGGCTCTAGTGTTGCAGTTTTTTCAGGACGCTCTGCTCTTTTGTATTGGCGGATCAATCGTTCTGCCTCCTGTGCCGTGGCTGGTGAACCAGCTTCTCTTAGTTTTTCTCCCAGACCCTGTGCTTCTACCTCACGCTCATACTCTTTGAATACATCACGCTCTACTCTTGCGGCAGCAGCCCTATCTAAAAATCTTTTGGGGGCAATATTTTTTGCAGTCTTGCTAACAAGATTACCACTCCCACCTAAAGCAGCACCTAGAACAAACCCATGCCATGCTGAAGACATACGATCAAACAAGGATGTCTCTTGGTTTGTGAAAGCGTCTACAGTTAACGTGTTGATAAACTCGTCAACACCTTCTTCAATACCCTCATCAAGAGCCGACCTAAGAAATCCTTTAGGTGCTTCTAATCGATGGACTTTCTTAACCTTAGTTAAGGCGGCATTCATTATCTTCTGGAAAGTAGCATCGCCAAGATTTCTCCCCATTACATTAGAAGTAATTTGTTTCATCTGGCGGAAACTCATGCCCCGCATGAATGCTTCTTCAAGACCACCCCTACCGATCATACCAAAACCAGCAGTCAGTAATCCAGTTATCGTGCCTTGAGTTATGGCACCACCAATTGCTGCGTCATGTGCTTCTTCTTTTACTCTCTCAAGACTCCAACCTTCTTCCCAACCTTCTTCAGTTTTGTGTTTCAGAGTTAGATCATCTTCAACTGTCTGAAAGATAACTCCGTAAGTATTAGAACCAGATCTTGTTGCAGCAGGAATAAATGATGCGACACCGATATTTAACCTCTTAGCTAGTTTACTGTTATACGCTTTAACAGCGTTAAAGGTAGCATCCCTACTAGCTCCCTTCATTGCCGTCGATTTAAGTAATCTTTCGGCGGCTTCCTCTGCTGTCTCCTTACCTACGGTGGCAATTGCTTGCCTAGCCGTTGACATTATTAAAGCTCTGGCAGCAGCAGTTCCAGATGATTTAGTTGCGATGTAAGCGGCACCTCCCCACGCTCCTACTTTTGCAGTTGCCGCTGTTAACAATGTAGTTACGGCGGCATCGGACAGCATAGGGGCGATAGCCTCCATAAAATCTTGTCCTGCCCCCATCTCCATACCGAAGATTTGCGCTACGGCGCGGTCATGTGCATTTCCTTCTGATATTTTTTTTAATCCTTCTTGTCCCCATTGTTTAGAACCTAACCCACCAGCAGCAAGACCATACCCAATACTTGTAATGCCTTCCCATATACTACTACCCACCCCGCTGAAACGATGGGCAATTTTTCCGAAGTCGTGTGTCTTTCTAAAACCCTCTATGATTTGGGAATTAGTTAAGCCTTTTTGTTTACCTTCAATAATTGCTTTTTGATACTCTTCAGAAGTAGATTCTTCTTTTAAAAGTATCTCAGACATACGGTCATAATCTCTTATGACTGCCAACTCTCTTTCTTTTTCTGCTATTGCTGCTGCTCTGCCTGTCACCCCAGCTTGGCGCAAAGCTTCGCTAAATTCTGTAGGGGATAAAATAAGATCCGCTGCTACAAGAGTCCCACTATATCTGGTCCTGTGGACGTTCTTGTCTTGCTCGCCTTCGTTATCTGTAAACTTAGTAAACGGGTTTACATTCTCTTTAGCATCTCCTGAGAAGGCATACTTAATAGTAACATCGTTGATAACGTCCTCTATAACGTCAGAGGAATAATCTGTTTTGCTTTGAATAAAATCTCGTAACCTTTGTTTATTCTCCTCTGTTTCGTCATCATATTTCTCACGAAGTTGATCCAAGTAGATTGCCTCCTGCCCCGCTAGTTTCTCTTTGCCTTTACTAAAGAAAGTAGTTACACGCCGCAACAGGTCATTTAATCCATCACTTGCCCAGTAGTTAAATTTGTCACCCCCGTCCCATGTTTTATCTTCCGCGTATTCTTTAGCTAAAGCATATAGTGAAGCTTTAACGCTCAAGTCCTCCGAGTTAGCCAATAGTTCCCTAACCTCAAAGTCAGCTATTTGTCTTTTCTGGACTTCATACCTCATCAGTCCATTATTCTCAGGCATAACTTCCCTCTTAAAACGAAGGTCAAATAAGTTGGATGCACTGACGCCATACTGAGATGTCTTCTTTAGAACATCTGCTTCGGTCATATTGGGAGGGATCTGACCTCCTAAAAATATTTCGTTGCCTTCTTCGTCTTCAATGACGGCGGCTAGTATTTCTCCTGACTTGTATAGAGAAGTATATTTTTCCCTGTTTGCTTCGCGAACAATCTCACTGACAGTTTCTATATCTGGAGGTGTATACCCCAGACCCCCTCGCTCTTTTTGTTTTTGAAAGCGAGTTAGAATTTGTTTTTGCCTATCATCAAGGAACTCATCATTGATGGGGTCTCCATCAAGCAGAGTGTTTACAGATGTTAATAGGTCAGGCTTACGAAAAGATTTAAGCTGTTGATTAATCTGATCAACATTTTCTTGAGTTACCAGTTCGTTAGCCTGAAGACCTTTACTTAAATTAGTCTGGAGCTGGCTCTCAACTACTTCGTTATATCTCCCTGCTTCAAGATATTCATTTCGTAGATGCTCTGTATACCTGCCTAGACTTTCAACTTTATCTTCGTATGGGTTATTAGTTCTCCATTCGCTAAACGAAGTTTCTACAAAATTATTTTTTATTGGGTTGCTTGGATCTGACATAGCAGTAGCAGGTATGTTGTTTAGTTATATCTATATATTAATCAATTGGGTCAGTCATGTCTCCTCCCGCGCCGTCTGGGTCATCGGCTCGTGTTCTGGTTTTCGACTGTAATCTCAGCTTGTTCCTTTGCTGAATGATATATTTTTGAGCAGCTTGAACTGTGTTTACACCCTCTGGCAACCCTATTCCTTCTAGTTGTCCAGACTCATACTTTGTCTTTGATGCAGCAAATGTATCTGCATCCTCGTCCATGCCCTGCGCTGGCATTCCTTCTTTGACAGACTTTACATACGCAGCAAGATCATCAAGCCCTGATAAGTCCTCGCTTAGTTGTCTTCGCACTGTCGCATCAAAATCTGCGTCAGCTTTTACTCCAGCAGCAGTAGTTGCTGCATCACTTCTAGCTTTGTTTCTATCGAAGATAGACTTGTTCATCCTCTCTAGGATTCTTTCTCTATCTGTGACGGTGCCATCTGCGTTTACTTCTTCAGAGAACTGTTCAGGAGTCATAGCTCCTGTCTGAGCTACTTGGAATAATGTCCCGCTTTGTTTATCAGCAGCGTCTGTTTGTGCAGCTTGAGACTTGAGTGATTCTCCTGCCGATCTCAACATGATGCCAGCAGATGGAATTTTGCTAATCAATTGTGCATTTTGGATTCCGTATGTAGCTACTGCTTGTTGTTTCTCAAAGACAGATTTAGTGTTGTCGTTAACTATATTATTAAGATCTCTAGTAACAGCTTCAGCTTTGTCAGCAAAATCAATTTGTTCTTGAGCCTTTCTCTTACGCTCTTCAAATTCAAACAAACTACTTTGGTATGCTAAGTCTGCGTTCCTTTCTTGCAGAAGCTGTGAGCGCAACTTCATTTGCATTTGAAGTTGGGGTGCCATGCGTTGATCTTCAAGAGCACCAATAAACGAAGTCTCCTCTCTCGTAAGATTAAAATTGTTTCTGAGCGGAGCTATATCACGCTCAAAGAAATTATCGGGGGGCATGTTATCTTGTTCAGCCATTATATTACTACGTTAGGCATAAACTTAGGGTCTTCTTTAAGACGCTGTTCCATTCTATCTACAAGAAGCTGCTGCAACCTAGCGTTGTTTTGTCTTGTTCTTTCCACTCTATCCATAGCTTGCCCCCTTGCTTCTAAGAATCCTTGAGTTGCTACAGCAGGTGCTTCACTGTCCATTGACCTTGCCCAGTCTGATGCTGCTTGATTAGCCGCATCTACAAAACCCATCTTCCTGAGCCTCCTTGCTTTTCTCAAACCACCCATACGAGAATATAATTTTCTCCTGCGATTTAATCCCCCACCTTTTGTATTCCTTTCATAGAAAGCATCATATGCTCTTTGTGAAGTTTTGTTTGCTTTGGTCAACTGTCTTTCAAATGCTTCGGGTTTAACCATCAGCTCGTTCAAAGCAATATCTTTTATCTCCGCAATCTGATCATCTCTTCCCTGTTCTTTAGTTAGGTCAACAGCTTTGGTCAACCTGTCCATCAAATCCCTACGCTCCTGTTTCATAGAGCCGTCCCGCATTGCATTATACCTAGCGTCTTCTATCCGCTGCGCATCTTCTCTCACTCTTGGGTCAGAAGCAAGTAAGCCTGTTTTAGACCCAGCCATAGGGACTGGTTTGTCGGGATCATCAGCACCATAAATCTTATTGGAGGCAGCAACCTGATTGTCGAAGTTAGTTGGTTGAAACATTTTCCGCGCCGTTCCTGCACCAAGAAGACGTAGTTTTGGATCGATTGGCTCGCCATCTTCATCAACCTCAGTGCGCATAACCCCCTGCGCATTTTTCAAAGCTTCTTCCTCTTCTTGTTTCTTCTTAGAATAATGGCTCGGCATAACCTAAATTATAGTATTTAAAGTAACAAAAGTCAATCGACTAGGGTAGTGTCAGCATTCTGTAGCGCACCAGATAGATACTTCATACTCCTTCTTGGCCTGTTTAAAGCAGGATCTCCTTCTTTTGGTGGGTCAACCGCAACTAAACCTAAGCGTTGACGGGCACAATCTAAGGCTAGAAATGCTGCATCTGCAAGGTCGGGGCTGCGTCCAAAGCGAGCTTTGAACTCTGGCTTTGATTCGATCTTCATGCGTAGAGTCGATCCTTTTACATGGTCATAGTTTCTTCCAGTTATTTCTTGGGCTAAATCAGAGGTCACTCCAAAGACTTGACGAGTTCTCATTAGCTCTTTGCCCACAAACCAAAGCTCAGAAACCCTATTTACATAGAGTTCAGTGCCCACCAACTTGCTGTTTGCACTTACTCTTTTGTCACTTGCCTTACCACCAAATGATATCCGCATGAATCTATTGGACCATTCTCCTGCCAACACATCGCAGAACGGAGCACCAGCTCCAGTGGCATCAACGCTTACATTTTCTGGGGGAATATTTAGCTTCTCGCAATGCTCCCGAATCTGTCGGACAATCTGATATGTTCTCGGAACTGCTTTATTTGTAGCGTCATCGTTTAAATGGATGGCTTTGCCGAACTCAATAACGTATTGACCAGACTGATCATACCCACATTTAGCTGTATAAAGTATAGTCCTGTCTCCCCCGTTAGTGAAGGCAGGGTCAATGCCACATAGATTTACAGGGGTGCTTTGCCACTGAACAGAGTTCATTGCTTTGCTCGTAGTGATCTCATTCTCTGTGTATATGCCTGTGGTTTCATCACTATCAAAGAAGACTGCCCGAACCATTCGCATATACCCCCTGCTCTCAACCCCTAGTAGGGCTTTGTCCTCTGCTAGTTTTTCCTCTGTTGGTAGCCAAGGGTATATTGTTTCTCCCGCCATAATGTTGGGAGATCTCTCACCATCTAATCGTAGATACTTGCCCTTCCATTTTGTGTCCCACTCATCAGCAGTATTTGTGTCAACACTATCCCAACCATCGACAGGAGTTGACCACACCCCAAAAGCATCGAAGCGGCTATTGGGGTTGGACATACCAATCATTTGAAATGAAGGGTTCTTACTCAAGTTTGTAAGACCTGCGTTAAGGATAGCTTCAGAAAGTTCTGAAAGCTCGTCGCCAATAAGAATCACACGCTTCTGCTTGATACCGATGAACTTACCAACAGCTTCTTTAGTTTTACTTTTTTCTGCTGAGATCAACGAGAGACCCGCTCGCTCAATCAAAACGTCTTTCTCATTTATGTAAGCAGCGTTGCCAATTGAATCCCGAATCTTGATTGGTGCATCATCAATCACGGATAGGAGAGACATAACACTACCCCAGATACGTTTACGAGCTTCACGCAAAGTAGTAGAGGTCATCAAAACAAGAGTGTCTTGTGGTTGACACAACCAGTTAATAATACCCCACGCAGCCATAGTATGGGACTTACCAGAGGAAGCACTCCCCCCTATAGCTAAATATTTATTCTCCAGAGCAGCGCGAATCATCATTTCTGCCCAAGGATGACGAACCATTAATTTTTCTGGGAGATCTTCGTTATTCCAGAGTTCGTCACATATTCTCCAGAAGTAATATTCACGAGCAATAACCTCCTCGTGTTTAGCGAAACCATATAAAAGTGCGGTTATTAAACTAGTAGGGGGTAGTTGAAAACCACCTACATCCATCCGTTTAGTTTTCGGATCGATTTTGGGTTCTAGTAACTGCTTGCTCCTCTCAGCTATTAAAGCCATATTTTAATAACAATAAAGCATTTAACATGGGTATCAATCCGAAAGAAGAAATCCAACAACGAGCAGTTGATATGTATCACGCCGATTGGAAAACGTCAGCCATTGCAAAAGAACTTGGTGTTCATGCAGGAACAGTGAGGCGTTGGTTTAAAAAAAGAGGAATCCCAGCTAGAAAAAATGGAGCCGATGTGTCGAAAAACGAAGAAGAAATCGACATGACTGTAGAATCTGTCGATGGGGTAGACCTAGATAAGCTCACAGATGAAGCAGCAAAATTAGCTAGGCACGATGCAAGAATCAAAGAGGAGCAGGATATTCTCAACATCGCTGAGAGTCAGGCAAGTCCTTCTGATCAATATCAAAACTACATAGCCCAAGCAGCTATTAGACTAGCTCGTGATAGCATGAAAAATATTAGTGGCCCAAGAAACGTAAAAGAACTTTCGGAGTTAGATCAACTTATCAGAAGAAACTTAGGGCTTAATTCTAAGTCTGGAGGTGGGTCCGCAAACAAAATGCAAATAGATATCTCTATCTTAAATAACAAGAAAGCAGATAGGGGGAACGGAACCGTAATCGATATTGACCCAGATGATTAATAACTTTGAAAACTTTTCTTGGGAATACAACCCAGAAGAAGACCCTTACGTCAAGAGGTCTAACTACATCGGGCATGAAGACCCAAGGGAAGTTAGGTATGAAGAGGTAATATTTTTTAATCAACTTGAACACGCGCTCATAGGAGTTGTTGATAAACCAAACGAACCACCAGTTGCTTGTTATAGCAGCGCGAAGTCTTTGCGCATATTACAAGACGAACATGGGTTGTGTGCTGAGGACGCTCGCCTAGCACTTGAACAACTAATGGATACTGACTTTGGTCCTCAAGCCCCGCAGTTTATTGATACAAGTATAGTTGAGAAAAAATGAAGCTCTTCAAAAACAAGGAACTTGTTCACGACCCAAAAGTTATTATCCGTAACAAAGATGATAAAGATGTGTCGTTTGTAACAAAGCAACTTGAAGGAGCTTTTTATAGAGTCATACCCAGTAACCCCCAAGAGATAGCTTTCTTGCAGGGGTTAAAGAAAAACATTTTTGTATACACACCAGCTTCTGGTGATGGTCTAATAGTAACACTTAATTTATTTTGATCGTCGGTATTGATAACGGTTTAGATGGTGGGCTTTGTGCCATAGCTAGATTTGATGGAAGTCTTATTGATAAAATAGCTATGCCCACTAAGTGGGTTTGCAAGAAACGAGAAGTAGATACTATCAAAATTAAAAACTGGTTATTGGATTTTAATACACCGTTTGTGTTGGCAATCGAAGAGCCACTACCACATGCAAAAAGTTCACAAGCTGTTCGTTCAATGGCGTTGAGCTTTGGTAAGATAATAGGGATGGCTGAGACGAATGAATACGAAGTGTTCAGAGTGTCTGTCCACAAGTGGCAAAAGATAATGTTAGGCTTTAGACCGAAGGGGACCACCAAACAAACAGCGTTAGCTAGGGCAGAACACATTGCCCCAGAAGAAAACTGGCTGAAAAATAAGAGGTGCCGCAAACCCCATGACGGAATGGTGGATGCGTTTTTGATCGCCCGTTATTTATGGGGATTAGAAAAACTTGAAAAATCTCTTTGACGATATTGGCGGGGTGTGAGAATGTGGGCGCATGAATTTACCCGCCCACTCTGAAAGAGGACATGCAGAGTTTTCTCCAAGTAGCCTAAAATACTGTGCTGGCTGCGCTGGATATAAGGGCAGGGAGGGAACTAATGCTGCCGCTGAGATGGGGACTAGAATCCATGAGGCAATTGAAATTAATGATTCCTCAAACCTTCAATCAGAAGAAGAGATTTCTATATTCAATGAGATCATAGCAGATCAAAAAGAATATCTGATGAACTACGAAGGCAAAAAACTTACTGAGTCTCATGCTGAAATTGTTCTTGATGTTGAATTACGTGGGACATCTACATATGGGACATGTGATTTTCTTAACGTGTATGGGGGCACGGAGGGGGTGTTGATCGATTACAAGACAGGTATCAGCAAGATCGACACCCCCGATAAGAACTGGCAAGCCAAAGCCTATACTGTCGGGTGCTTCCAAAGATTCCCAAAATTAGACTCAATAGAGTTTGTATTCTTTATACCACAGAGAAATGAAATTTTATCTCATAGGTTTTATCGCCATGATTTAGATGAACTCGTTGACGAATTATCTGCCGTCATTTTACAAGCAGAAAAAGTCAGACCAAAATGGGAGAAAGGGACACCCGATTTATCTGAGCTAACGCCAACAGTTAATTGTAGGTTCTGCCAGTTTGAAGATGTTTGTCCTGCACTTGGCGGTCTTGTTGTTGAGGTAGCGAAAAAGATAAACCCACAGTTACCTGACGTAGACCTTGACTCAACAGAAGACCCAGAAGTCTTAGAGCAACTGTGGGCGATCGCTAAGATTGTAACTAACTGGGCAGATGGATTTAAGAAACGAGCCGTATCCCTTGCAGAAGAAGGGTTAGAGTTTCCAAACTTACGCCTCAAGAAAATGGCTGGGCGTAGGAATGTTACTGACAACAAGACCTTTTTAAGCATTGCTGAAAAATATGGTGTTGACACTGAAACCATCCTAAGCCATGTAAGCTTCCCTCTTGCGAAAATTGCCAAGGCTGTTGGTGACACAGCAGACAAAGGCGGCAAGAAACAACTCGCTAATGAGTTTTTAGATTCCTGTGAAGAATCAGGAATCATCGAACATTCACCCCAACGACGAACACTGTCGTAGGGAAAACAAGAAACAAGAAACAAGAAACATAGATGAGTGAAAAAACTGAGCTTACCAAAGCTCCTACAAGCAGTCTAACTACTTCCGCTATTTCGGACACGTTAGATCAAAATGACATTGAAATCCCAAGAGTAAATGTCGTTCAAAAAACCAGTGATATTACTGGTCCTGATGGAAACCCAGCACCTTACGGTTCTCTGGTATTAGACAAACGTATTATTCTTGCAGAGCCAGAACAGGCTATTCAAGTAGTTCCACTAAGCGCAATCAAAGCGTGGCGTGAGGACGTTCCGTTTGACTCAGATGATATCCCAAGGATTGCTAATTCATCAGAGGAGAAACACCAGCTCGGTTTAGATTCAGAGTATCCTATCCTTGAGTTTGCAGAGATTACTTTGCTTTTCAAAGGTGATGATCCTGAGTCATTCCCATTCCCACTTGGGAAAGGTAACTATGCATTGGGTAGAATTAATGTCGCTAAGGATGCCTACAGGCAAACCTTTAAACGTCTTGCTACCTTTGCTGTCTTCAACAAAACAACTCCAATACATCAAAGGCTTTGGAACTTCCAGTCAACTGCGATTACTCGTGGTAAGTATAGCTGGTTTGCTCCTTCGCTTACGATTACAAACGAGGAACCTAGTAAAGAGGTTGCTGAATTTATTGGGGGGTATTTAGGATAATGTCTGAAGAACCAAGCAGATCAGAAATACTCCAAGCAGAAGTTGTTAAGTTGACAGAAATAATAAGCAAAATCGAAGAAGCTCTTGTGGTAACGTCCGCAGATCTTAAAGCGACAAAGCTTATTAAAGAAAGTCTTGAGGATACAATTAAGGGACTCCCTGAACAGAAGGAAATTATTATGCCTTTTGATGGAGTAGTTCAACCTGAATGATTCCGACAAGGAAAAGGTAATGCGGCGGCACAGGGTATCTTGCTGGTATTTTTCATCACCTTAGAGGTAATCGCATAAAAGCCTCACCTTACCCCGTCCCCTTTGGAGGGGGGACGGGGTATTAATTTAAAGTATAATGGACAGATATATTTACGCAGTAGACTTCGAAACTTACTACGACAAGGAATGTAGTATTAAAACTTTGGGGACACTTGGTTACTTTAGCCACCCTCAATTTGACGCTTACATGGTTTCAGTGGTGGGGAACGATGGGACAAAGTTTGTAGGTCACCCCAAAGATTTTGATTGGTCAAAACTTAATGACCATATTGTGCTGTCCCACAACGCAAGCTTTGACGAAACCTTATATTACTATGGGGTAGAACAAGAATGGTGGTCTTCTTGTGAACCATACGAGTGGCATTGCACAGCGGACTTAGCTGCTTTCTGCAAACTCCCAAGATCTCTTAAAGGATCTACAGCAGAGTTGTTTGATCTCACAGTTGATAAATCAACACGAGACAACATGTCGGGCAAGAGATGGGAGGAAATGACTAAAGAGTTTCAAGACGAAGTTATTGAATATGCTCTTAAAGATAGTGAACTTTGTCTGCGCCTATGGGATACCTTGAGTGATAAATGGCCTGAGTTCGAAAGAAACATCAGCCGATTAAATAGAAAGATTGTGCAGCAGGGTATCCCGATTGATGAGAATTTACTTAAAGAGCAACTAGAAATAATTAAGACAAAGTTGTTTGAGGCTGAGGAAAATATTCCTTGGTTGGGGGATAAACCCCTACTGAGTAGGGCTGCTTTCGACGAGCAATGTTTATTGGTAGGTATTGAACCCCCAGTTAGTTTGGCAGAGACAGACGCAGAATCTCAAGAATGGATTGAATACCACAGTGAAGAACATAAGTGGATTAGTGCTGTAAAAGATTGGAGAAGAATAAACTCTATTAAGAAAAAGCTAGAGAGCTTTGATTATGCTACCATGCCTGACGGTAGGTATTATGGAGGGTGTATGTATTTTGGTGCCCATACAGGTAGGTTTAGTGGGTCTGGAGGTAACTTAAATCTACAAAACTTACCTAGAGACGAGATGTTTGGGGTGAACCTTAGGCATCTAATATCACCGAAGTCTGACAAAAGATTAATCGCAGTAGACCTTTCTCAGATTGAAGTTCGGACATTATGCTGGTTAGCTAAGGATTCCGAAATGTTGAAAGAGATTAAGCAGACAGATGATATCTACGAAGCTTTTGCAATTAGGTTTGGCATGTGGAACGCAGAGAATGGTTCTATTAAACAAGACCCGAAGCTTAGACATGCGGTGAAGGGCATGGTCCTTGGGTGTGGTTATGGTGCTGGAGCTGCTAGGTTCGCATCAATGTCTGGTATCTCTGAGGAGGAGGCGGGTAAACGGGTTAGAAAATATCGGATGAAGATGAAGAGAGTTAAAGATCTTTGGGGTGAATACACAGGTGATATTGAAGGTTCTCATATAGCGAAAGCTGAGTTCACCGTAGATTTACCAAGTGGGCGTGTTCTTAATTATGGTAGATTAAAAACTATGGCTGAGGGTGGGCGTAACCATTACCTAACTAAAGTCCCAAGACATGGTAAGAATGTAACTGTTCGTTTGTGGGGAGGACTTGTGGCTGAGAACGCTAGTCAGGCACTAGCGAGGGACATTTTTTCTGACATGCTTCTTCGTGTTGAAGCAGAAGGGCATAAGATAATTATGCACGTTCACGATGAAATGGTTATCGAAGCAGATGAAAGTAAAGCTGAGGATACTCTTAAAGAGATTATCGATATTATGAGTAAGCCCCCTGAATGGATTCCCGATATACCTGTCGATGCGGAAGGATCAATACTAACAAAATATGAAAAATGAAATACAGATACCTTAAAAACCTTAGAGCTAAAAAATGCACTCCATGTGATGACATGTCTAAAGTGGTCTCACAGAGACCTACGTTTCAATCTAAAGCAGCTTACAGAGAGTGGTGTGGGAAGAAGAATACTGACCACTGCTTCTTTAGTATGTGTGCTGGACTTAATGCTGGTGCGCGTATCGAAGGAGAAAACAAAGTAGTTAAAGTTTATGGAGTCGCGGCTGACTACGATGCTCCAGTTGACTGGGCAAACATAGATAATGTGATAGCCGCTAAATGTGTGGGCTGTATGCCTACGTGGAGAGCAAAGACATATAGTGGATATATCCGTGTTGTCTTTGAGTTCGAGGAAGTGTGTTCAGTCCCTCACTTTATATACAAAGCTTTTATGTCAGAGCTGAAGAAGCTTATTAAGTTCCACGCTATACAAGCAGGGTATGACAGTAAATCAGAAGAGCCTTCACAATATTTTGAGTTAGGGACAGATTGGGTGAACCTTGGGGGCAAAGTCCCTACTGCTACAGTTCAGACAGCCCTCCTTAAAGCAGCTCAAAACAATCCACCAGAATCAAAAGAGACTTCAATACCAATCGAAGAAGTAGCTGCTGAAGTTGAGAAGCGATTCCCAAACAGGTGGATAGGAGACTTTGAAGTAGGCTCAAGAGGGCCATTGTTCTGGATTGATGACGGTATTGATAGGGAAGGCTGTCAGGTTTTTGAGGATGGTATGATTGTATATTCAGACAGAGACCAACCTTGGAAAACTTGGAAAGATATCTTTGGTAAGTCTTTTGTTAAGGATTACGAGCAAAAGAAGATGGGTGGGTTGCTGGATGAGTATTGGTTTAACGGTAGGCAATTCTTTAAACTTCTTCATGGGGCTGCGCAGGTGATACCTAGAGATCAGCTTGTTCTTGAGTTGCGTCAAAGAGGATTCAAACCACGCGCTAAGAAAGGTGATAACCTTTCAGAAGTAGAGAGTGCTATTTTAGTTATTAGTAATCAGAATAGGATTAATGAGATAGCCCCTGTTGTATTTAGAAGGGACCAGAGAGTTGTTCCATTCAACGGCCTGAGGATTTTAAACAGCTCCAACATCGACCCAATACACCCAGCAGAAAGTGGGGATGTGAGCGAATGGCCTTGGCTCTATAAATTCTTTGATCAGTTCTTTGTGGATTCTACCCCTATAAGAACTAAGAATTATTTCTTTGCGTGGATGAAGAGATTCCACAATGGCGTAATCAACAACAAAGAAGATCAAGGACAAGCGTGTATATTTGTTGGTCCAGCCAAGATGGGTAAAACACTTATGTCGAATAAGATTATAGCCGCAGCGGTTGGTGGGTATGCTGATGCTAGTGATTATCTTTCAGGGGGAACTAAGTTCAATAAAGACTTAGGTAGGGCAGCTTGTTGGGTTATTGACGATACCGTAAGTGCAGCTTCATTCCAAGATCAGAGAAGGGCTACAGAACTTATTAAAAGAGGAGTGGCTAATCCAAGGATCGAATTTATGGCTAAGTATGCAGACGCAGTTACTCTTCCGTGGGCAGGTAGAATTATCGTAAGTCTTAATGATGACGCGAACAGCATGAGCGTTATACCAACTCTTGATTCTAGCAATAAGGACAAGCTTATGGCCTTCAAGATAAACCCTAAACCTTTTAAGTTCCCACCGAAAGAACAGCTAGAGGCAATCATTGCACAAGAGCTACCTCATTTTTTGAAATGGTTGGCGGACTGGAACCCACCTGCTGAGGTATTAGATGATGACAGGTTTGGAGTTAAGAGCTTTATCGATGAGAGTATTGCTTATGCTGCTTATGATAACTCAAGTAGATCTCAAGTGGCAGAACTAGTAGACTTCTTTGCGAAAGCTTGCAGAGAGAATAATGACAAGATGACAGAGTGGCGGGGGACTATAACAGAATTTCAAGTAGCTATACACACCTACAACAATGGTAGGGCATTGGGAGCTTCAAACAAACTTGAGTTTGTGAGGAACGGGCTATCTCATTTAGAGGATGGCGGTAAATCTAATGACAAGATACGACCTATCAAATCAGTAGGTAAGGGTAGTGGTAAAGTTTGGACAATAGATGTTACTGAAAAATTTGATATAGACTTCGAAGAAACTATAGAGAGTTCGCAGGGCGTAGTGCTTCAATAGGTAGGTGATATCCATCTACCTTGTAGGTAAACCCCCAGTCATCTGGCTCACCCCGTTTCTTATATTCACCTGACTTTTGAATCTTGTGCCCTGTAGCCCAGCCTAACATCCAAGCTCTTGTGAAATCTTTACGGACTCTTACAAAGTAGTAAGCATTAGCAGGTAGCTTTTTTCCTTCAGCACAATTCACTGAAGCAGTGTAATGGGGTTGTGGCTTTCCAGCACAGCTCTTTGCTTTTACATCTATCTTACGTTTACCAAGCTCGTAGTCGTGAGTGTATATTTTGTCGCCCACATAAACAGCTTCAGGATAAAGTTTTTCAAACGCAACCTCCCCTAAAAACCCTGTCATCCTTCCTGCGCCTCTTGTAAATGAGTTGGGTAGCACCCCTAAATTTTCGCTTCGCTCAAACGCTTCCTTTATATTGTCGCTGTTAGGCGTAAATAGGAGCATCCCCTTAGTTCTAGTGAACTGAGGAGGGAGCTTTTTGCGTTTCATCCACTACTAATTCGTTTACTTATCCTGTCCCAAGCTGGGAAAAATACTTCATCCATGCATCGGACTACAGCTTCTTGCTCAAAAGTTTCACAAAAACCTACCCCTGATATACACAAAGAAGCTTCCATTAACTCGTGCCTCAAGGTTAGCAATAACTGAGTATCTTTTAGATCTTTAGATAAAATGATTACTTTGCGGTCGTGACTGTAATACCCAAACAAACCATCATCACTCAGATCCTCTTTTAAAATCCGAACAGTCTGTCCCGCAACTCGTATGGTCTTTGGTATCCTCATTAAGCATAGAAGTTGTTTATTCCTTCTGCATATACTTTAGCTAATCTACCTATGTTTGATCTAATCAAGTCTACGTCCCCCGCATTTGACCCAAAGAATGGTTCTGCAATACAAGCGTAACAAGGAGTCTTGCGAAGAAACAATGCACCACGCTGACCTCTCCCCCGTGGTTTAACGCCACGAGATCGAAGCTCAGGATATTCTTGATCCATTGCTTCTTTAAGTTTAGTAGCTAATCTCCTACCGCCCCTACTAGTTTCCCAGTGGAGCCACTCATGTCCTGTGGCTTTAGGCCCAGCAGCGTTGAAGTGGAACTCAATACAAGCATCCACATTATCTTCCCTCATCTTGCGAGACACATAGTTCATAGCACCTACATAACTGACGGCGTTGTAGTCATCATATATTTTGTAGGGGACTTTCAAGTGAGGTGTGATTAAGGGGAGCAACTCTGAATTAAACTTATGTTCACTCACACTGTTTTTGCCAATAGTGTAAGCCCCACTATCTCCTTGTCTGGAATGTCCTATAGCTAGTCCTATCATTTCTTATACTTAAAAATCAAACGGTAGAGTGATACAGCCGCTACTGCGATACCCAGTATAAGTGATATCACTCGCAGCCAATATTCTATTTGCTCCTGCATCGAAGCAGCTATTGCAATCGTAGGTGTTAAAGTCCCCAAAAGGGTATCAATTAATTTTGAGGAGTTCATTTATTTCCAATTGTAATTGCCCTTAGGTATGAATAATTGCTGTGGAATTTGTGGTCCTTTCTTCCTTGAAGGACTCCTTCAACAAACTCATATTGTTTGCCTTCAATCAGAGTTACTGTCGGCGGATCGTATAGTGCGCTGTCGTTCACGGCTGAGTCGTTTGCCCAATCTTTCAATGCGCAACTTTGCAGAAGGAGTGCCACTACGGGCAAGCTCATCAATCTCATCTTCGATCTCATCTATGTAACGTCTGTTCTTTAAATTTATATAGGCTATAAAAGCTTCTAATGCGGATGTTATTAAACGCAACATGCGTCTATTATTTGTCTTTTGCTTTGCCTACGTTAAGAGCTAACCACTCAACAATGACATATGCTTTACGAACAATGCTGTCATCTTTAGGGGTTGGCGTTAGGGCACAAATGGCTGAGGCCGCTGCAACAATTGCAGTAAGGACTCCAATAATTCCATCTTTGTTTTCGTTTAAGTAGTTTAGTATATCACTCATAATTTATAGTATGTTAGGGACGCGACTGTTTGAACCTGACGGATCAAAAATAATTGTTGGTTTTGCGGCACCCCTGTAAGCGTCCAGTTCTTCATCGAGGAGTTGTTTGCAAATAGCCCAATGGTAATTGGCTCTTTCAATATCTGCGTTGTCTTCTGCTACAGTCCCAAGCAAAGCGTGTTTAATTGCATTTAAGTTACTTGGATAAACAGGATCGTAGCTATTGATTAATGTTTTGAACTTCCTCTTTACGAGGAGTCTCATTGTTTTTGTAATCGTTAGAGATACATTATTGTTTAGCCTATACCTCCTAAATCGGCTTACTTTGTTAGATTCTTGAACGTCTGCAAGATGCAACCTATCAGTAGCATCTGCATTGTTTACCGCAGTAACTCTTACAGGAGCTGATAGACTGCTATCTCCATTCCTGATTTCTTCGATACTAGTAAATAAACTAGTTGAAGTTACGGAGGAAGAAGTAGCAGTAGCTATTTTA